GAAGCCGGTGGCCGCGCCTTAGACGCCAGCTACACGATTAATAACAATGTCGTGTCTTACTGCGTTAAAGGTGGCGCAACATACCACCATGAACTTTGGGATTACCAAGGTGACAATGTTGTCGTTAAAGACAAACATGGAAACACCCTTGTCTATGTCATTGAACAACACATAATTGAAGAAGACCCTAATCGCCGTGTCATCGGCTTTTACCCTATTGCAAGTTATCCGAAACACACATGTCCATTTAAGCCAGAACGCTATGGATTCGGACGTCTCAGACCATCTAGCATGGGAGTCAATTGTATACGCAACGTCACCGACGATATCATCTCAGTCGCAGTGCAAGACTCGGCCAATGCCGTGACAATCCCACAGTCAATATACGACGCATTAGTCGTGAGACGTGGCGAAAGTAAAAATCCTGTCATTGCAGATGTCGAGCGCATATTGAATGCTGAACACATCGAACACTCAGCTATAAAAGCACCAGTGTTGTTCAAATTGTTACAATCCCCCACAACATCGTGTGGAGTTATAACGTCATCAGCTACCATTGGCCAAGCAAAGAACTTTCAGACTTTGTTCCCGCTAGCCACTGAAGACGGAAAACCCGTGGGACGCGCAGTCGCACCATCATTAGTTACCGATCCAGCATTTGTTCCGTGTAAGTCATTCAACAACGACAATGCCACCATTCAAGGTCGAGTTAACAAAGTTAGAAACAACAATCAACCGCCACCAGCTTGGAAAACCTATGATGCAGAACTAGTTAAATTCATTGTTCCGCATAACAAGAACGCTACTGGAGCCCCGTTCGATTACGAACGTGTCATCGAACTCCAGAATAAGCCAGCCCAACGAGGCCGTAGTGAACAAGCTAAAGCCACAGTGAGCAATGACTATGTCAATAAGGTCAAGGCATTTATTAAAGCCGAAGCCTATGCCAGTGTCACAGATCCTCGTAACATCAGCACAGTCGATGTGTCTCATCAGTTGAGTTACAGTCGTTTTACTCTTCCGTTTAAGAACGATTGTTTGAAGGACCAGAAATGGTTCGCATCATCAATGACTCCTAAAGAGATATCCGACCGTGTCATGGAGATTTGTCAATATCCGCACGGCATTATTGTGTCAGATTACTCACGGCTGGATGGCCATGTTTCAGCAGCGGACAAAGCTTTTAAAGAAGCTGTCTATCAAAGTTGGTGCGCACACGCGTATAGAGCAGAACTCAGCAAAATATTAGCAGCTGATAGAAATCCGAAAGGGGTTACTGCGCAAGGATTAAAATATGATCCTGGCTTTTCACAGTTAAGTGGTTCACCAGGAACCACCAATGACAACAACCTCGTAACGTTACGTCATGATTACATCGCACTTCGAGAATTAGGAAACACCCCGAAGCAGGCATGGCAACTAGTCCAACAATGGGTGCTCGGCGCATCAGATGATCGCATACGTGCCAATATACCCGGATTAGCGCAAAAATTAGAAGAAGTGGCCACAAAATTAGGTCACCAACTCAAGTCCATCATTCTTGAACCGTTAGCAGGCTGTCCAGTTCCCTTCTTAGGAAGGATCTATGCCAGTCCCGCTACTCATAACGATTCAGTTCAAGACCCTGAACGCACCTTGGCGAAGCTCCATCTAACGATGTCCCCTCCAACAATAACACCATTACAAGCTCTGTATAATCGAGCATACGGCTACTATGTCACTGATTGCAAAACTCCTATAATTGGGACGTGGTGCCGCCGTGTTATTGAGATTTTGGAAACTCAAGGGATGGAACTCCGCCAAGCAACAGGCGAAGAAGATTACCGAATTAAATCCGGTCCGTATCCTCAAGAGAACGAGGAGCTATTACGGAATCTTATGTGCCAGTTGTTGGATTTAACTGCCGACGAACTTGACTCTATTGAGCGCGCCATTACCAGCGCCACTACGATCGAGGGCTTACCAGAAGCAATCCTCGACAATGGTCATACTATTCGTCATAAAATCAATGCTGCAGTCGGCCAT